GAGAGATTCTGGCATTTTATCTTTATATAGCTTCATTTCAACGTATTGGCTTGGTGTACCACCTAAGCAGAACTCTTCTTCAAATGCATTTCCGCCCTTTTTAAAGTCTAAAATATAGTCTGGATTTACTAATACATCGTCTATGTAAATATTCATTGCACAAACTGTGTTTTCATATATATTTTGTTTCCATTTTTCACTTGTTTCGTACATTAGCTCAACCCCTTTGCTTTATTTACTGTTGCTTTTTGCTGTGCCGTTAATTCCTTTTGCATTAAATTAAAAGACACTTTCCATTTTGATTTGGAAGTGTCTTCATCATTACTTGTTTGGTGCATTTCACTTGTTCTTTTGCTTACTCTGAATTTGGCATTTTCTAACATGCCACCTTGTACACTTGGACATTTTACTGTAATGATCATCGGATTTTGATATGTTGCCTGTAAAAGCTCTTCTGCTTCTTCTTCACTTAAATAGTCCCAAGACATTTCAAGCTTTAGCATTCCGAACTGCTATTGGATTGTCTATTAATGCACCTGTTACTTTTGATGTATAACTATCATTGTCTGTATCTTCTATATTATCTTTATATGTACTTGGTGTTTTCATTATTTTACCATTTAATTTCCATAACATAACTTTATCCTCCTACTAAAGCTTCTATATCTTTTCCAGTTCTTCTTGTTGTGTCTCTTAAGTCGTCTAATAATATTTGTCCCAGTTTTTTATTGCCAACATTTACTGTTAGATAAATTGGTCTATTATTACTGTTTCCTCCATAATTAGATAACACATCCTCAAATGTATCACGCATAATGTTTTGTGGCGTTGTTATTTCCGGATTGTTGCTTGCACCTGAGTACTCTCCAAATATGGC